TGCAAAACCCTACGTGAGCAAAAAATTGGGGGGATTTTTTTCCGACTTTTTTGGAATTAAAAGTCGAATTTCCCTCAGAGAGGATTTGTATAGGATACGACATCATCAGGTGCAGTATTTCTCACAACATCTAACACACTCATGAATTCTTCTACCGTATCACATGTCACTACTTTTTTGTCTCCTTCATTAGAATAAAGATAAAAAGTTCTTTTCAATGTGTCCACCACACATTTAGTCAAGTATTCATCTTCCATAGAGTCAAGGGTGGCTTACTCTATGTAGTATAGCACACCCTAGCAGATTGTCAAAGCGTCCTTGTATTCTGACCTTCATACTTGGGATCATTGGAGTCGGGATCAGGATAATCCTCCCATGTTTCACCCTCATACTCTACCACTAATGGATTAATGTCCTTCCTCTCTGCATACACATGGAAGAAACAATCAATTGGAATACCACTTTTAGACTGAAGATATATCTTTTCAGTATCCCATCTCTTTACAATGATATCCTGATGAGCACCAATTGGTTGCAACTGAACACTAATACTATTCATATGAACCAAATCTTTCCAATAGTCTGGTAATAATATCTCCTTCTCGTTTCTAACTCTACCTCGATGATATATAGCAACCTCTGCACCCTCTATACAAGCATGTGCAAGACGCATTCCCTCTTGTGAAGGATGAACTATATCAAACTTCTTTGGAGAAGCATCTGCTGCCTTGTGTCTTGATTCTAATCTACCTGTAGACTCACAATCAACTGAACCAGTAACAAATAAATCTCCATCCAAATAGATTCCACCTTTGGCATGTACTGCTGTAGGAATATTACCCGATATACCTAGAGATGCTCTAGGACTTTCACAATCAGGATCCTCATTAGTAGTCTCACCTACCATTAATGTGGCAGTATTCTTCCCAAAATCATTTTGAGCTCCTATAACAACTGGACCTTCGAGTGCTGCAGATCCATTGATCCGTTCTGCTCCTTCTTTAATAGCACGATAAACTCCAGTTCCTACTAAAAGCTGTCCTCCTACTTGTAAATCATCTAATTTCATTGGGTTTACCTCCTATTGATCCATTAGATCTTGCTGATACTGCTTCTTCACCGCAAGAGCAGATGGATTTGCAAATTTCTTATCAGGATTCTGCTCCTTAAAAACTTTTCTAAATCCACTACATTTAACATCTTTCTTTTGCACCGCAGCAGTAACTCCTTTAATAACATTTCCATATAATTCTAGTGTTCCATTAGCAACAACTTGTGCTTGCTGTGAACTAGCAATTTTATATAGTGATTTAGCACTGACTAAAAACTTTTTAGAATTATTAATGATACTTTCGGTAGCTTCCAATTTTATATTACCTTTAGTCTGACCTTCACCTACAGCAGTTAATTCAATGTCAGTTCCTTGTAATCTTATCTTACCGTTAGTTGCTGTAATAGAAACGTCTCCATTTACAGCAGTTATTATAACACTATTATCAGTCTCCTTCATCCTGCTTCCACACTCAACCTGAAAAGCACCTGGACCTGTTGCTATTGTCCATCCCTTTCTCCTACCATCAACATCCAAACTTAATTGATGCTCACCATCAGGAGTAAATAATCCAACACCAGCAGTTACATCACCTTGCTTATGAATATGACCCATCTTAATGGATCCTTTATCATTACCAAGACCTATCTCTGTATAATTTTGTACTGCTTGATCAGTGGGGTTGGGAGTAGAACCTGGTTTAGATAACCTATCATTTTCTACTATTAAACCTCTCTTCTCTACCGCCATTTATTATTACCTCTAATAAGTAAGGTTGTCGGGTGTGCCTGGAATATTAAGGCGAGGATCATTACTGCTAATGTCAGAACCCTGTCTCTGAATTGCAGATGCAGGTGTAGTTACCATAGCATCAATACTTTCTTGTAGTGTATCATATATCTGAACCAATTGTCCAGCTGTTTCATACCATCCAGCATACTTAAAACCATCTTTGTAGAAGATAGCACCATAGTATGGTTTACCATCATAGTATCCAGTCTGTTTGAGACCAACAAGATCAGTAACCTGAAGTAACTTATCAGGATCAACCAAAGGTGGAGTTCTTCTAGGAGTAAATACAGGAGTTCCTACAAAACCGATACCAGTAGAAGTTGATATTGATATATTAGGCCATCCCGTAAATCCAGCAGTAGGAGGGACAGGAATATCTATTATAGCACCAAAAGGACCAGGCACTGGATTGAATGGAGGAATAACAGGATCATCAGGACCACCTGTAATAACTACCTCATCTTCAGGATCATAGTTTATACCAGGATCTTCTATTATCACGTTAGTCAGTTCTAATAAGACATCATAACGAGGATCTCCTCCTCCTGGAGGTGGTGGAGAATATCCATTTCCAGGTACAACAGGAATAATTTTATCAACAGAACCTTTACCTTCAACTACTCTAGGACAAGGAGGGGGTATAAGATGTGCAGAAACTAATACTGGATTCTCTTTCCAAGATTTTGTAACAGGTTTACCAGTAGCATCTGTTCTTACTACCTTCATCTTCTTTCTAATTTCAATAGCAAATCCACTAGGATTCTTATGCCATTCATATCCTACAGGTTGCTTAAATAAGGCATCTATAAATCCAACTGGACCACCAGATGCTTCAGTATAAACAGTTGGTTTTACTGTAAGAGTATGCTTTCCTTTTTCTACTAATACTTTTTTATAATTACCCATTCCAGTCAAATCTACTTTATGTTTATCTGCTGAATGTTCCTGTCCTCTATAGAAATTAGATGCTATCTGCTTACCATCAAGATAAAGAGTTGCTGAATGATCATTCTGAAACTTAATATTATACTCACCAGTTTCAGGGAAATCAATATTACTCCATGAATATTCAACCACTTCAGTCGTTGCATTATCTCTCATAGGATTAGGAGAAACAGAAGCCTTATTCATAAATGAACCCCATCCACTATAATTCTTATGGAGTAATTCAGGACCATTATAAACAACACCATCTTTTACTGTTCCACTACCAGTTCCACCTTGCATAACAGTTTTAGTTTCCTTTTCTAAAACATACTTTGCAGTCAACCCATTAATATCAAAGAATCTACCTTGACTTGCAGTAATAATTAGATCATCATAAAAACGAGCAGTACCACTAGCAGAACCTTCATCAGTTCCTGGAACATCTTCCATCTCAAGAACATTTTCTCCATTGGTTCTTAATTTTGCTTTAGGGTTACGACCACCTTTTGGTGGTGGTGGAGGGGGTATAGAAGTCCATCCTTCATAATCATGATCCTCCCATTGAGAAGGATACCATTTTCCATCGTCACGTTGAACCTCCCATCCATGTGAGAGAGCGTTTAGTTTTTTATAATCCCAATCAAACCTACCTGCAAGGTTTGCATACTTCCAACTCCTTCTAGGTCGATGATCTGGAGACAAATTATCATTTTCATCAAATCCCCATACCCCTTGATCACCAACTTCAACATAGGTATAACGACCATCATTCTGGCTATTTTGACCACTATTACTAGTAACTCTAACCTCATATACTTTATCAAACTCAACCTTTTTACTAAAAGTTTCTGATACATCCTTACCTTCTCCATATTCTTTCGCAATAGATATATCTAAATCTGGAATAGATGCTGAAGTAGCATACCATGTTGATGTAACAAATTTAAAATCAACTTCATTAGTATTCAATGCTTGCTCTACTTGAGTTCCAATTGCTGCCCATCCTTGAGTGGTAAAAATACGTTGGTCTATTGAATCATAAGTTTCCTGACCAACATTACTTACCTCAACAGTAACTTCATGAGGACCACTATCAATACCAACAAGACTTTCTGATTGAGTTGATACACCAACTGTTCTTAAGACTTCATTACCATCAAGTTTAATTACAGCACTATCATCAGCAGCTACCTTTAACTTATAAAATCCACCATAGGGAGCCTCAATATTCCATGTATTACTATAAGTTTGTCCACCACCAGAACTATTCTCATCACCATAAGGTTTAACAGGAGACATTGCATAACGATACATTCTTCTACGATCAGAAAAAGGATACCACTGTTCTTCTGCAGGAAAACGAGTAGACCAGAAAGGATTAGGAGGACATCTACCCTCCTGTATCGGTGCAGGTTCTTGTGGAACAGGAGGATCAGGAGCCTCAATTGCTAGAGCAACACCAAAAGGATTTTGATTCCAAGATTTATCTGATTTAACTTCTTTCTCTGTAAATACTGTGGCAATATTGATAGCAAGAGACATTGGGTTTTTACCACTAGCACCGTATTTTCCACCAGGTACTTGTTCTAGATCAGCTATAATAGTATAAGTACCTGCTCTAATAAACCTTCTATATAAACTTGTTCCAGTATAAGTTCTTCCATCACCACGAGTGGCAAATCCTTGCTTAGAGATATTAACATCTCCACCAATTTTTAATGTAACATTATCATCTACACCAATTCCAATATCATACTCTCCACTTACAGGAAAATTAACATTATGCCATTTAATTTCATGAAATCCTGACTCTGAACCAGTATAAGTTAGACTTGGATCTAAAGGTGTTATTCCATATCTATTTGTAAATGACGAATCTTTATCTACAACAGGATTAGTTCTCCATAAAGTTCTATTTGCTTTATTAATATATTCAGCAGTATTAAATATCGTTGTAACTTTACCAGCACTTTCAGTAGAAGAAACACCACTTTCAGCAGGTCTATCTCCTAAAGTATACTTACATGTTAATCCATTAATATCAAAGAATCTTCCCTGATCTACAGCAATAACAACATCTTGATAAAAATGTGCTTCATTACCAGTGCCACCAGTACCAGCATCTGATCCTGGAATATCTTCCATCTGAAGAACCTTTGCACCCTTCAATCTTAATACTGCACCATTATTAGCCCCACCTAATGTTTTAGATACTGTTGATGTAGTTGATCCTGCTAAAGTTACTGTGTGTGTATGACTACCAATACTCTCCACAACCCATCTATTTTCACTTGCTCTCCAATTTCTCTGTCTCCAAATAACATCTTTAATCTGAATAGTTTCAAGCACTCTACCACTTCTTCGAGGATTATCATCCCAATTATAAGTTAAAGTAACCTTTACTTCATCTCCTTGCACCTCAATACTACTACCATCAGCAGAAAATTTAGCAGTACCTCCAGTTACGTTGTCAATCGTAAGAGCACCAGCAAATTCATTAGTTTGTCTATCAAAACCAATATTACCTACACTATCATCATATTCCAATCGTCTATTACTCTTTCTACGTAGTGATCCTTCCTTTAATCCTGTATATACAAGAGGATATGAACCACCTATTGTAGATGTAGAATTCTCTGTTCTTATAGTATCACTAGTTATTTTAACATCATATACTCTTCCATACTCAACTTTTTTAGTGACTGATTCATTAATACTTTTCTCTTCACCATAAGTTTTTGCAAAACTAATATCCAAACCTTCAATAGTCGCACTTGCTCCATATAATGTTGCTACTTGAACATCAAACTTAACCTCATCACTTGTTGCTAGAGCATCTAACTTCTGTTGCTCTGCTACCTTCTTCATTGGTTGACCATTAAAAACATCAACCCTAACGGTATGGAATCCTGTAGTAAGTCCTACTTTAGTAGTTTCTGGTGGGGATAAAACATTACCTGCTGCTCCACCTTGTCCTATTTGATATTCTCCTTTCTTTTCTCCATCAATATAAAGAGCTCCTTCATTATCGCATTGAAATTTAAAAATATAATCACCTGAATGAGGAAAATCTATATCCCACTCAAAGTAATGTTCCTGACCACCAAAGTCTGATGGTACTACATTAGACATAGGAACAGGTGAAATCGCATACTTATTCATAAAATTATTTTTATCATACTCCCAATATGAACCAGCAAGATAAGTCACATCTGGCATAACAGGTTTACATTTACCTTCACAAACCTCTTTCCATTCAGGCATCGTCTTCATCTCATCTTCAATTTGACTAAGATTCCTACCAGCCGCTACTCTATCCCTCCAATAAGCCAATCCGCTTGGTTCACCTCTTCTTCCAAATAATTTTATATAAAGATTATCAATTGGATCATTCTCTCCTGGTTTTGCACCCCATGCCCAATGATATACATCATACTTTGCTCTACTAATCTTTCCAGCACTTGTTGTTCTTAAAGGTGGTTCAGTTCTGGTAGTCCACCAAGGATTTGGAGCAGTTAAAAGAAAATCACTATACTTCTTAAGTTGCTCATCAAAAGAAAGAGTGCCATCATCCAAATAAAAAGCAGGATTCCACTCTCCAATATCCTTACCATTAGGATCGTATCTTCTACCAAACCCTACATTATTATCATCATTACAAATTTCATACTCTTCAAAGTCTTCTTCATCATCGTATTCCAATTCAACTGCTGCTTCATTTTCAACCATCTCAACTCTCAATTCCGCACCTGCACCAATCTGACAAGGATCCTTAATAACTGCACTAGGTTCAGACTGATAACCAAACCCTCCTTCAACAACATCAACTGCAATAATTGATCCATCCTTTCCAACAATAGGGTTTGCTAGAACACCTAGTCCAGCACCACCAAATGTTTCAACAGTTGGATTACAACTACTTTCCTTATCAATTTCAATACCCTCACAAGTCTCACTCAAATCTAAATCATTGACTGTTAATTTATTAACATCATTTATATTAATATATTTTATCTCCTCACGATTCTTAAAAATAAAAACAGTACCTGGATTTAATTTAGCATAATCATTTGCCTCACAAATACTAACTCCCGATACAAATCCTCTATCGGTAGAAATATAACCGACTTTTATATCATCTTTAGTAGGATCACCAAAGATATTAAATGTAGGAGTGCTATCTGCCATAATTAATATTTATTAAGTCTATTTAACTTTCTTTTCAACCAAATCAATTACTTTTTTTGCTTTAGGAGTAAGGAACGGAACTTCTTTAGAAGTTATACCTTTCTTCGCTTTTTCAGCAACAGTCTTTCTAATACTACTCATATTAGGCATTTGACTATCAGGTTGTGACTCTCCACCACTAGCAAGTGTTACAAAATCAACAGGAGATGGGTTAGGAGGAAGTTCAAATGGAAATATATTACCTGTTATATTTTTAAAGTTAAGTGCAGAGGTAAGATTACCAGTCAAACCAGAAAGTTTAGGAATCATATCCCCTAATGATTGTGGTTTAGATGATGACGATCCTGACTCTGAATCTGAATCTAAATTAACATCACCCTTATCTACAACAGCAATGATCATAAAGGTAGCATCTCCACTACCATTTAACACAGTATAAACATCACCACTAACATAACCAACTCCTCTTTTGTTTACAGAGATTCCACCATCCTGAATCTTACCCCATACAGCATCTAATGTAAACTTGGCATCAAAGTTTCCAGATTGTATAGTCAACTCTTCCCCTTCCTTATATCCTGTCCCTGTTGTGTGAGTAAAGATATTAGTAATAGATCCTGCTGATGTTACTAAATTAACTTTCATACCTGTTCCTGATCCACCATTACAACTAATAGCATTCTGATTTGTATATCCTGTTCCTTGATTCACCCATGTGAAATCTATAGATCCCGATCCAGTTCCTCCAAGACCCCCAGTAGGAACAATAATATCAACAAGCAATCCTTGTCCATCAACCTCCGATGTAGAAAGTCCTGCTCTTGTAGGATCAGTACTTGAGCTCCATTGAGTTCCAACCTGAACCATAGTTTTATATTTTGTTCCTCCTCTTACTTCATCTAATACTTCTTCATCAGTGATTGATAATACACCACCATCTTTAGTTGCATCTTCACTTCTTTCTTTAAATTCTGCATCCATTCTTTCCAATTGTGCAGTTACATCATCAACATAACGACTTACTCCATTAATATTTGTATTATTTACATCCGCAATCTCATCTTTCACTTCAGAAATAACACTTCCTATAATACTTTCAGCAGAACACATTGGAACATTAGGATGTGTTCTTTTTGTCTCAACAGGAACTATTCTTTCTACTATTGTTCCTGTAACTGGATTCTTATAAGATTGAACAGTTGTAAGTCCTACATTTTCAGCAACTTGTTTTTTTTGTTTCTCTATCAAACCATCCTTTCCTTTTAAATTTAATGCTCCTGCCAATACACTCTCAATATTTCCACATATCTTATCAGTAATTCCATTGTATTTTTCCAAAGTTTTTTCACCCATCATATTCATCATATCACCCACCTCTGATCTCATACATGATGGCATTGCAGATACAGTCTCTGTCAATTCCTCATTCAATTTCTTATTACCATACTCCATTATTTTATCCATAATAACTTTCATATACTTTGACATTTGACATGCAGAATCTTTAACTAACTTATCAAGATCTTGAGGTGGACCAGAAACTGCATCAGAATAATTTCCCATAGCAGATAAATTCTTTTCAATCTTCTGAGTTAAATTATCTCCTATGGTTTGTATTGCTTTAGTTGCAGATTCAACTACTTGATCAGGAACTACTAAAACAGTTTTTTCTCTATACTTATCCTCTAATTTTATATCTGCAGCAGCTAACTGCATCATTGATCCAGTGCCTTCAAGAGTTGCACCAGGTCTTGCAGGTGATCCAGGAGAGTTTGCAAAATCAACTCTCTTCTTCATTCCTTGCGTGACTAATCCTTTAATATAATCATTCTTCTCTGCTGTTGTAGGATTAGCATTACCAAATATCTTTTCCTTTACAGTGTCAGACATTGATTCAATATCTGCCTTCGCACTTTCTAAATCTGCTTGCTGTTCCTTTGTTGCTTGTTTATCAAGAGGTAATCCCTGATCATTAGTCTTAGCATTACCTGATAAAATTGATTCTTCTTTAGAAGTATCAGCATCCTTTGGTTTAAGAGTCGTTTTACCTTCATCCATCGGTAAAGACTGTGCTGGTCCTTTTATATCTTCTTGACCTTGAGAATATCCACTTGTTCCTGCAAAATTACTATCACTATTTCCTATCTTTGTCAGCAATTCTGTCTGTGCATTGTTACCCAACACACCCATAATGACAGGCACTTGCATGTCCTGCCCATCCATATAAAATCCAAAGACAAACATCCCCTGACGGAGGTTAGCAGTTTGGTATGAACCTCCCTGCCCACCACCAGCAGTGATAGGATACATTATATTTGCCCACGGAAGTTGATCAGAAGGGATTGTCTCCTCTTCTTTATCATGGACACCTATAATCCTTACCTTATATCTCTTACCGAATCCTTTAATTGAATCAGCACCCTCAAATTTACCAGGCAGCTCATTATTTCTCCAAGAAGAATTATCTGCGATCTGTCCGATCCACCAGATAAAACTTCCACCTATAAATCCTGGATTAAATAGTGCTCCTCCTTCCATAGATTATTCGTCGTATACTCTACACTCAAATGCATCTGGATGATTGTCACAATAGACTTCTAGATGCTGATCCTCATGTCTTGTATGATAATCATTAATCTTACCCTCATTAGTATTTACTTCATCACCTTTATGGTATTCATCATACTCTGCATGAACATCCTTAAGGTCTGCCTCACTATACTCTAACATACCATGATTGATATGTTCTTTACCATCTTTAGGGTCAAGATAGACCTCGTGTTCTAAATCGTGTTTTGGAGTAGTCATAATTTCTAAAAGAGTAGAACGTCTTCGGATTGAGAACCACTTCCACTCTGTTGAGAAGAAGTAGGTTTACCTTTGCGACCAAAAGTGTCTCTTACTAAATTTAATTTGGTATAAGTTTCTTTTGGGGTAACGTAGTGACATAAATCTGCTATAATATATAGACCCCCACTTTCCTTATTTACCTCATCATTACTAGTATTAGCCTGTAAATCTGGTGCATCTACAAATATAGCATCTCCTGCATGTAATGAAAAGTCCCCTGCTATGGTAATTGTGTTCATTGCAGCAAATAACTGATTATATCTCATCACAGACTGTGCAAGAATCTTTTGAGCTTGGAAGTTTTGTTCTTTAGATTTCTCCAATTGCTGTTCAGTTGCTTTGACTGGTTCTCCCTCACCTGCATTTCCAGTAGGTAAACTTCCAGTATCTAAAAGCATATACATTGTTCTAGAAAATTCTTTTGCCTTTCCAGTTTGAGAAAACTCTGGATTTAAAACAGGAAGACGTTCACCTGCAGTTTGTATTCCTTCCTTCTCTTCAACTTCCTTTGCTTCTTTAGTCAATACTTCATACTTACAATTAAAAGGATCAAATACCACAGTACGTGTAGAATATGCACCCATTCTTAATTTGTTCTGAACATTAACAGCATTCTCTTTCTCAAACTGCAATGCTTTCATATCATATCCTTCTGGGATATTTTCCCCTCCACTGTCAGGAGTCTCATTATAGATAATAGATTTCTTTTTCTCCTGACTTAACAATGAATCAATAGACTTAAACTTATATCCTTCAGATGTTTCATAAAAAAGGTATCCTGCAGTATTACCTTCTGAATTTTGTGTAGAAGGAACAGATGCTTTAGAAAGATAGTTCAACATATAATAAGGTTTCTTATTCAATCCAAAGAAATTATAATTGTTCTGTGTCTCTTCAATATCTAATGATTTAGTAGTCGTTTCATCTTCAGGATCTTTAAGTTTAAGAACCTCTTCAAGTATAGATTTCACATGTTCAGATACCTTTCCATCATATCTTTTTGTCACTCTAACCTTTTGATTCAGAATAAACTCTTTAGAAACCAAGTCTAATAGAACAGCAGACTTTGTAGAATCATCATAAAATGGTTTCACACTATTAACATACATTGTTAAGTCTAAAGTCTCTTCATTATTATCAGTAAAGGTTAATTGAACTTTCTCTTGCCCTACAATAGGTAATCCATCAATAGCACTCTTCTCATCAATAGTATTTCCACTATCAGCATACATTACAGTTGCTCTTACAGAATCTTGTAGTATGCTTTCCCAATATTGCAGACGAATAACTCCCGTTGAAAGATCAACAGTCTTTCCTTGGTCTGAATTAGATGCAATATTAACTCCTTCAATAAATGCAGGAAGTGCTTGTCTTGTTGTAATTGGTTCTGTCATATTACTATTTAACCTTGGAAATCTAGAACTTCATAAGGATCATTTCCTCCTTCACCAGATGGTGCTCCTACAAGTTTGGGTGATGCAGTTTGATTCACTCCACCAGTCTTCACTACTATAGGAACCTCTACTATCTGATGATGATGCTTTTCATAACTTGCCTTCTTACTTACAGAGGATATCTTATTACCCATAGACTTCCCTGACTTCCCTGATTGAGCAATATTAGATGCTCTATTTTTAATTCCCTTTCCAACATTCTTAAAGAATCCACCAACTTTATCCTTTACATTACCAATAGTTTTACCTATCTTTGCTTTCATTTCTGCTCTTTTCTTTGCTGCCTCTTCTTTTTTCCTTGCTTTCTCTTCTTTTTTCCTTGCTTTCTCTTCTTCCTTTCTTGCTTTTTCTTTTGCTTTTAAATCCTCTGCACTTTCACCAGAAGAAGAACTAGTAGTAGTAGAAGCACCAAGATTAGGAGGAGGACCACTATCTTCCTTTTCTCCACCTGGTGGGAAGAATGACTTGAATAATAATGGTGCTGTATTCATTGGATTATACAACCATAAAAGATTTGGAATCTCTCTACCCATTAAAAGAGATAATGGTCCAAGCATTATCTTTGCACCAATTTTAAATACATTCCAAATTTTCTCTTTAAAAGGAACCCATTTAGGTATCCATTTAGGTGGATCTTTTGGAAAATCAGGTAGCTTAATCTTTGGTATTCCTTCATAGAATCTACCAAACCCACTAGTAACCCAATTGAAAATTGCCTTACCACCCTTAAAGATTCCCATCACAGTATCCTTGAGCATCTTGAATGCTGCTTTAGGATCTCTCTTAACTATCAAATGATAAAGTAAGTCACCAACAAACACACCTATTGCTTCACCAAGAAGTGTACCAACAACAGGAATAGGAATAAAGGTTCCTAATAATCCACCAACAGCAGCACCCATTGTCTTAAAGATTGCTTGTCCTATTGGTTCACCAGATAATAAAGAAACAATACCAACAATAACAGGACCAATGATTGGAATCTTACCAAAGATTTTTCCAGCAGTCTTACCAAACATCTTTATCACTGCTCTCTTTGCAGCTTTCCCAACACCCTTCTTCATTATACTCTTTGCACCTTTCGCTGCACCACCTAATGCTTTCTGACCGCCTTTACCAATTAAATTTTTTCCTATGTTTAGTAATTTACCACCAACATTCTTTGCAAGATTTGCTCCTTTACCTAATACATTCTTTGCTAGATTACCTGCCCGTCCACCTGTCATCCAGTTAAGTAACTTACCTGCCTTTGCAAAGATTCCTTTGATAACATTAAAAGCATTTTTTATATTACCAACAATAGCCTTAAAGATCTTCTGACCTATTATCTTCCATACCAAGAATCCTGAAATAAGATTCTTTATACTACCCATAAAGGTATCAAATTTCTTTGCACCTTCTTCACCAAAAACACCCTTCACCAAACCTCTACCCATTTCAACCAGTTTATATCCCCAATCAATAAGTGTTGCTAAACCAGTGATAACAAGTAACGCACCATCAACCATGAAATCTGCCATCTTACCCAAGAAAGGAAGAATCTTTGCTAGTTGTGGTCCAAACTTAAGCAACCTCACTGCTATCCAACCAAATGCAATATTAATAACAAAGTCCATGATACTGGAAAGTAATCCCTTACCTGGTAGATTTAACTTTGGACCTTTAGATGCTGCTTTTGGTTTCTTCTTTTCTAAATCTTTTTCTGCTTTTCCTAATTGTGCTGCTTCTCTTGCTTTCCTTTCATCATCTAATTTTTTCTTCTGCAAAGCAACAGAGTTTCCTAGAAGACTCTCTACTGATATAACACTGGTCTTTATTTGCAGAACAAGTCCTTGTAGATCTTCACCTCCACCAGACTGCTGCTGATCACCACCACTATACTTTTCAATAGCACCAGCAGGACTCTGAACCAATGCTGCTTTTGGTCTGACTACAAGTGATCCTCCTTTCTCTTCACCACCTTCTTCTCCACCCATCATCTTCTGTGCTGCTGCTCTTCTTGCATCAGTCTTCTTCTTCCTATTCATTAACTTATCGGTGGCAATCTTCTTTGCCCCTCCTTTTACTGCACCTACTGCTACTTTTCCTAATGCTGCCCACATAATATTATACCGATACTCCTAGTGTTCTAATCTTACTCTGCGACCTCATAGTTGAAGCATCAAAGTCTGGAATGCCAGGTGCTGGTTCATTACTTATAGTTGCACCATCACTTGAACTCTGTGCTACCTGTGCTGCACCAGCATTTGATACTGGATCTGCAGGAGGATGTATATGATCTACTCTAGGTTTTTGCATATCTGATATCTTATCTTTTGCAAAGTTAAATGCACCCTTTGCTTTGTTACCTAACCACTTTGCTGCTCTAACTTGTGGCAGTTTATTAATTAAACCACCACCAGCAAATCCTTGAACAAGACCACCACCATTATATCCCATAGAAAATCCCTTACTTGGATCAGTAATTCCTCTTAATTGTAAATCTGCTTGGTGTGCTGCATCCCATTTAGCAAATGTTGCTTTTTGTGCATCACTATTCATAAGAATAGGTAAATACTGATCTAATGGCATATTTACTTTCCTATTAATAACATCCTGTATATTAATATTTTCATATCCAGGAACCTTATTAATCTCCCCAACAAGTTGCCCCTGATGTTCCATTAAATCAGGAACACCAATAGAAGCAATCATTTCACTAAACTTTTCATAAGATTTATCCTCTACTATCTCACCATTTTTTGTCACAATTTTTTCTTCAAATTTATCTTGGGAAACAACTAATGAAGGAGGATTTACTTGCCCTATCTGATATCCTTCTGTTCCATAATGAGACTTATCAAATGATCGTGCCTTACCACCACCACTAAAACGAGGAATCATCATATTCATTCCTTTACTACCACCCTTTTTACCACCACCCTTCTGTATCGTTGGTGCATTTGTTCCACCAGCAGCAGCATTCATACCCTCCATTGTATCAATACCATACTGTTCGACTGCACCCTTGGACATAACAAACTCACCAGGAGTTAGCATTGCAGGAACAGTATCCTTATCTCCTGAACCTTGAACTTCTCCACCCTTATTTAAGTTCTGAACCTTTTGTTGACTGTCCTGTGCTCCAGATAGTTCAGGAGGAGTAGATGCTTTTGATGGATCTCCTTGTGCATCTGATGGCATCTCTTTATCTAAATTAGTATCCTTCCCTACATTTTCAATATCCTTATTCATCCCATCAGAACCAGTTTTTAATTCCTTATCAATATCTTTTCCAAATCCAAAGATAGATTTTACTACATTAATTATTTTAGGAATACCCCATGCTAATAATGCAATGGTTCCTAGTATCATTCCACCTGGACCTAATAATCCTGGCAAGAATGCCATGATACCTGCCAACAATACAGGCCACCAATCAGCAATGAATTTAAAAATACTAGTAATCTTATCAGTATTTGCTGGATTAGCAAACCATTCAAAGAGTTTAAATGCAATCCTTCCCAAGAATATAGTCTGAATAAAATCCATTATCTGTCCGAAAATACCTTTGACAGGTGCAAGAATTTTCTCACCAGCAGCTTTAACTGGACCCATTATCTTCTCAAGACCACTCTCTGCTTTCTTTGCATCCTTCTCTTCATCAGATTTTCTTGCATCTTCTATTGCATCTTCCTGAACTTTAGACTGTCCAGTTAAAGAGTCTTTAATTCTATCAATAGATTCTGCAATTGCTTTAAGTGGACCTTTTATTCCCTCCAACTGTGACTGCTGACCCTCTCCTTGTGCAGGTGGTTCCGTTACTCCCTGCGGTAAATCTCCTGCTGCTTGGCGTTTTGCAAGATCAGTAACTTCATTATTAGGTGCAACATTCTCTGCTCCTTGCACAGAAGTTCCTTTCTTAATATCATCTACCTTTATACCTTTCTTTCTTAATAAAAATCTTCTCTTTTGCTCTGCACCACTTAAATTTTCTCCAGTAACTGCATCCCGACCACTTGTAGTTTCTTGATATTGAGTAGTTTTTTGATGCTCTTCTCCTGCAGCACTGTCCTGTGCATTTTGTTCTAACCTATCAATTCTTTCACCAATAGTTTCTTGAGAGGTTCCTTTCTTTAGAGATGCAGCACTTATCTTTTTCTTCTTTGCTACTGGTTTCTTCTTTGGTATCTTCTTTCCTACAGGTGTTGCAGGTCTTTTCTTCTTCTTTGCTGCTGGTTTCTTTTTTGCTGCTGGTTTCTTTTTTGCTGCTGGTTTCTTCTTCTTTGGTTTGCCTTCACTATCATCTCCAAGTATCTCATCTAGTATCTCATCTATACCTTCTTTCGCTTGCTCCTCTGCTGCCTGTTGTGCTTCTAATTCACTCAATCTACCTTCAAGACCAAGCACTCTTGCCAAAGTTTTCCTCTGCATTGCAAAGGACTTACTTAATGTCTTATGCAATTTAGCAACTTCTATACCTAATCCTTTTTCAAGCCCACCAACTTTACCCTCTAATTTAAAATGAGGGTCATGAGCACTTCTTAAAGATTGTATTAGGTTATTGCTGCTAGGCATTCGCTTGTTGCTGTTTGCGTTTTAGTTCCTCTTCCTCAAGATGTTGTTGGAGAAGACCCACATAGATGTCTCGTTCCCAAGGCATCATATTTTCAATCTCTGTTAAGCTATATTTATGGTACTGCATCAAGGCAAAATTAAGTTTGAAGTAACTCTCCAAACTCATATGTACCATCGCTACCCGAAAAAAGATGCTAACCCTTCTAATACCACTTCACTTGTAACTTTAGTATTAGGATTAGTAACTTCAATAGTATGCTTCAATTTAGGCATAGTCTCAAAGAACTTTTCAATCTCTTTAAACTGTGATGAATTCATTGACTCAAGAAATTCTTTTACTTCTTTCTTGGTACAATCAGCAGTTGCCCATACCTCATCTTCATTATAAATTTTATCAATACAAGTAGCAATCAAATCAAAAGATTGATCCATTGCATTCTTCTCATCAAAATCAAAGTTGTTTTTAATGAATTGCTCTAGTGATGGATACTTCATCTCCATCATCAAATCATCATCTAACTTAATCTGATTGGTATGATCATCATCCTTATTAACCTGAATGGAATCTAGATCAATGAAAACAGGAACATTTGTTTCCCCATCATCAGGACAAACAATATTAACTTCTATCTCTTCTCCAACAGACTTACCTCTGATGTTGAGAAATAAGAATTCAATATCAAATGTAGGAAGAGTTTCTACTTTAATTCCTTTTGTAAGAACACAGTTCTTCAATACTGCTTTAATAGCATTAGTAATTTGTTTTGTATCTTCACTTTCAAGAGCAATTACAAGAACCTTTTCTTCTTTAACTAGAAATGGTCTATATTTAATACTCTTTCCTGTCGAAGGTAGTTCCAACTCATACGTCGGGGTCGCAATCTTTGGTAAAGGCATAATATCCTATAACAATATCAGTGTATTTATTTAGTGAGTTTATCTAACGGTTTAATAATCCAGATGTAATTCCACCAGCAATATCTCCAAGTAAATCATTACCAGTTAATCTATCTACAGCATTATTCACAAAGTTACCAGCAGCATTAGCTAATGACTGCTGAAAAGGATCCAATATACTTGTTGGTCTTTCTGGTCTTAATCTAGTATCAACTACATACCGAATATATGTCATTCCAACACTACACTTTAACAAATCTGATCCATCATATGAAACAGGCATTGAAGTTATCTGAAGAGGATAACTCTTTATAAACTGATATGTCATTGCATTATCATAGTCTTTCTCAAATTTAGTTACTTCCAATCCAGCAACAGTATATGTGTCTGGATATTTGACTCTATAAGCATATGAATTAGACTTGGCAGCATTCTTATCTTCACTAGTAATAAATGATATCCAATCCTCAAAGAACTTGATAGGCAAATAATTTTTAGCATCAACATAGAATGTTAAATCTATTCTATCATCATATATTCTTCTATACGCATGTCTCTCAGTTACTCCATGAAAATCATTATCAATCTGGTGTGTTGCAAGAGAAGATCCTGGAAGACTTGCTTCTGAACACATCAACTGAATCTTACCCTGCCTATTCTGCCCTCTATATTTTGAAAGACCAGAAGGAATATCTAATCCAATTTCAAAATGAGAAGTTAATGCAGGTGAAAGTAAATTTGATTTAATGTCTGAGACTGACCTTTTAATAGGCATTTATAAATACTATTTGACATTATATATTATGTATAAGAGATGGCTGAAAGTAAAAAAAGTATCTTTAGACCTACTCGACCAAGAAAGTATAGTGGTGATGTAAATAATATTATATGTCGTAGTTCTTGGGAAACAAAATTTTGCAAGTGGTGTGATCTAAATGAAAATATTATACAGTGGGGAAGTGAAGAGTTCTTCATACCCTACCGTGCTCCTGATGGTAAAGTTCGCAGATACTATCCAGACTTTATCATTAAAGTAAAAGAAAGTAATGGTGAGGTTAAAACATATGTCATTGAAGTTAAACCTGCCAAACAAACCAGACCTCCAAAGCAAAGAAAAAAGGTGACACAATCATACCTCTACGAATGTAAAACCTATGCTACTAACCAAGCAAAATGGAAAGCTGCAAATGAATGGTGCAAAGATAAACGAATTGAATTTAAGATCATCACGGAAAAAGAATTAGGTATCCATCATGGTAGATAATTTTGGTTTTGATAAAGAAGGAATGGAGGAAGACAATCGTGTCAGAGAATATTTGAGTGACTTGAATAACAGAACTAATGATCCAGAAGAAATGATGCTGGAGATTATGGAAGCACTAAATGATACAGTAAGTCCCATACCTGAAGTAGGAAAGTTCTATACGTTTGTTTATAATGCCAAGACTCCTGGTGAAACTTATGACCAACATCCTCTCATTGCATGTACAGACCTAAAACCTTGGGGATTTAAAGGTCTTAACTTTCATTGGAGAAAATCAAGAAATTATACTTGGAATGAACTAGCAGGACAACTTTATATTGTTCAATATAATGAACTAGATGACCTACTTGCAATACCTTACGGTAAATTCATTCTCAATCCTCGCTAAATAATAAAAAAGATATACTATAATGGCAGTTATTACTAGTCAGATAGCAAGAATAAGAGTCGGTCCTAATTCTAGAAATAAGACCACTCTTTATACTGCCACAAGAGTTAGTGGTCCTGAAGGGACTCCTCCAAAATATTCAACAGAAATTATACAATATACTGATGCAAAGGGAAGCGGTGGTGTAGTAATAGGAACACAAGATTCAAGTAGTAAAGGAAAGATAATATGGAATGATTCTGCATCCGAAACAGCACAAAAATATCAACAAACAATAGCAAAAGCATCTACTACCCAAGTTAGTTCGGTAAAAGATGCTGTTGCATTCACTGCAGAAGAAAAAGCAGCACTCAATTCAGTATCGGGTTCTAATAATACAGCAATAAATTCAGGAACAGATTCAGCAAGACCAGCAGGGCAAACAAAATCTGAAGCAAGAGAAGATTGGGATCCTAATTTTGGACAAGGACAACGAGATGATTTTGATGCTTCTACTGAAGGTGTAAGCTCTGATGAAGATAAAGATCCAAATGGTGTTTCAAGTAAAAGTGCTGCAGGAACGAGAGATAGTTTTGATGCTCTTCTAGTTTATCCAACAACTTTAAGACAAAGTAATCAAGATACAATTCATTTTACAATGATGAAATATGTACCTAAAGGTCTTGATGGAAAAAAAGATCAATTTGGTGGTGGTGATAGAAAAATGGATGCTTCAAGATCAATAGGAAGAGTAGTTCTCCCCATACCTGCTGGTATTAATGATAGTAATAATACTAGCTGGGCAAGTGGTGAAATGAATGCTGGTCAAATGGCACTTGCACAAATTGCTCTTAAGGGAATAACAGACGGTCTTGAAAAAGCAGGACAAGAAGCAGCAGCTCAAGTTAGTAAAGCAGCAGGAGCAGGTAAAGAAGATGTAAAGGATGCAATCGCACAAACCATTGCAGGTGCTGCTACTGGTGATCAAAAAGCACTCATGCAAAGAGCAAGTGGGCAGGTAGTCAATCCTAATATGGAAATGCTTTTTGGCGGTCCTCAAATAAGAGACTTTAGTTTTTCATTCAACTTTACAGCAAGAAGTGCAAGAGAAGGTAGAACCATACTTCGCATTCTTCGTTTCTTTAAGCAAGGAATGTCTCCTATCAGATCTGAATCCAATCTATTCTTAAAATCACCACATACTTTTAAGTTAGAATATAAAAATGGAAACAGAGCTCACAAAGCATTAAATAAGTTTAAGGAATGTGCATTAAAAACATGCAGTCTTCAATATACTCCTGATGGTAACTATGCAACCTTTGAAGATGGAATTATGACCAAATATTCAATGACCCTAGCATTCAGTGAACTTGAACCAGTATTCAATGATGATTATGCAGCATTCTCCCAAGACGAAATAGGTTATTAAAATGTCAAACTACTTCAGCAAAGTTCCAAATTTTGAGTACGTTAGCAGACTTCCTGATGCTAAAATATCTGACTACATTACAGTAAAGAACTTATTCAAGAGGGGAAAATTAAGGGAAGACATCTTTCAAGACCTAACTCTCTTTACCAAGTATAAAATCAAAGGTAATGATAGACCAGATAATGTTGCTTTTGATTTTTATAGAGACTCTAAACTTGATTGGTTAGTATTACTTTCTAATAATATTCTTAATGTACAAACAGAATGGCCACTATTAACAAATGAATTTGATAGATACCTAGTA